TAATAGAATAGTTGTCCTTCGAGGTGCTGCAGGCACTGGCAAGAGTTTTGTACTATCTCAGATAGTTAAAGACTATAAGGGATCTGTTTTAGTAACAGCTACTACTCATAAAGCTAAAAATAATCTCCAAGCTTCTATAGGTATTAAAGCATATACAACTCACAGTGCATTAGGCTTTAATATGACTCGTAATGGTATAGAACAATATCTAAGCGATATTAGAGAGCCTATAGAAGCTGATCTCCTAATAATAGATGAAATGTCTATGCTACCTAACAAAGTCTATCAGAAGGCTCTAAATGGAAGCTATAAGCATATCTTGCTTGTGGGAGATGAATGTCAGTTATCTGCTATAGGTCTTAAAGCAGATATTAAACCTGATATGGAAGTTGTTTTAACCCAGCAGATGCGACAATCTATCAGTGATCAGAAACTACATCAGTATCTAGAATCTCTTAGATATAGTATTAAATCTAAGCAATTACCAGACTTTAGAAAAAATTTACCAGATAGCATTATCTTGTACGATAGCCATAAAGATTTCTGTAAAGCTTACTTAGAATGCAATAGTTCTAAAAGAATACTAGGCTATAGCAATAGTGTTATAGATAGTTATAACAAGGCTTTAGCTGATAAAGAACTTTATTCTATAGGTGATCTACTAGTTTTAGATAAACCTATAGGCTATTGTAAGAATGGCGATATAGTCGAAATCTATGACGTTCAGAGATCTGATGAAGGTATCTGGGATATTCATGCTATTAGTAACGATGGAGAATCTATTAGATTTCGTATCTGTAAGAGTAAAAAGCAAGAGAAAGGCATCTTAGACGAAGTCCTTAGAACTGATCCTGAATCTTACTGGAGTATAGCAGATACTTATATGCATCCTAAGCATACCTATGCTAGCACTATTCATAAAGCTCAAGGCATGACTCTAGATGAAGTATTCATAGACGCTACAGATATATACAAGCAGTTATATCGAAAACCTACGAGATATAACAACTACAATAAACCTATTAGTATAGAGGAGTTTTTAAAACTAACATACGTAGCAATATCTCGTATGAAGTATAAGGCTCACTTATTTGTAGGCGAAACAAGAAACTATAAAAACTTAAAGGAGAAAACTTGCAATCAGAAATAGTTGATGAGCTAATTAGGCTCATGTCTAGCGTAAGAAGGATTGTATCTATTCTAATGTCTCAAGATAATAGTACTAAGACATCTTCTAATCTTGTTCAAGACATAAAGAGTGAGATACTAAAACCTGTTAGCGAAGTTAAAGATACTAATAATCCTTTTAATCAGCCTAAAGCTAAAAAGCATAGATGGACAGATTCAGAGGTAAAACAGATAATGTATTGTGCTGATCCTAAGACAGCAATGTCTAAAAGACAGTTCTCGTATCTTCTAAGAACTTTACCTAATAGCCTTACAGCTACTGCAGTAAAGAATAAGGTTTATGACTTAGGTCTTGCAGTCAAGAAAGGAGTTGTATGTTCACGAACAGAGTAAAAATAACTCAGGTAAATGAATACCTATGTGAGATAGAAACTGAGATCGAGATCCCTAGAGAGCAAGCCATAGGTATGGCTCTTAATTATTTTGAGAGAGCTTCTGATGAAGAGAAACAAGAAATGCTCATAGAAACAAGAGAAACAGGAGAAATATAATGACTCCATTAAAACCTATGAACTATCAAGAGAACTACTTAGATCTCTTGCCTGAAGGAAGTTTCAGAATAAGTCCATCTAGTGTAGCTAAGTTCACTGAGAAAAAGTGGGAGTGGTATCAAGAGAATGTTCTTGGTAATAAGATATTCGAAGGTAGCACTTCTACTGTACTAGGCTCATGCGTTCATAGAATAGCAGAGAGCTATATTAAAACTAAAGCAGTAGATAAAGATGAATTGTATGCTTATATAGATTCTCAATCTAATCCAGAAATAGATAAAGAATATATAAAAGATCAGTTTATACCTATGGGTCAAGCACTTATAGATTACCTAAGAGTATTTGGAATACCTGATAGAAGTGAAGAAGCTATAGCTTGCAAGATTGTAGATAATGTCTATGCAGCAGGAACAGCTGATGCAGTCATCGATGATACTCTTATAGACTTTAAAACTACATCTAAGACAAGTATAGACGAAACTTATATGCCTAATAACTATAAGTGGCAATTACTTACTTATGCCTATATCTATAGAAAGATGGGAGTAGATATTAATCGTATTCGCATTGTATGGATAACTAATAACATAGTTGGCAGAGTAAGTGAGAAGACTGGTAAGCCTTTAAAAGACTACCCTTCTCAAGTAATCCCTGTTACTCAAATTATTACTGATGAGGATATGCAATTCATTGAAGACTATCTTAGATTGATTGCTGAGACTTATCTCAAAGGTGTAGAAGACCCTAAGTTAGTCTATCTACTCTATTCAGATTACAGATTAAAGGAGAAATGATTGAGTACTAAAATACTTGTAAGCGGTTATGAAGCTAGTGGTAAATCTACTCTAACTTCTCAGATAAAAAATGCGTTGGTTATAAACTTCGATAAGAAAGAGTATAGCTTTAATGTACCCCATGCTAATTTTAAAAACTATGAAGGCATGGAGAGTGTAATAACTTTTATCAATGACAAGATAAAAGCATATAAGGAAAAGTTTAAAGAGTTTCCGAAGTTCATAGTTATCGATACTGTCACTCAACTCTATGCAGCAATGACTAGATATAACTCTGTTAAATATACAGGTTTTAAAATCCATGAACAAAACAATATTGATACATTAGATTTAAATAACTATATCGAGAATGTTCTTATAGCTAATGGAGTATCAGTAGTCATTGTAGCTCATACAATGGTAGACGAGAAGAGTGATAGACATATTATACCTGCTCAAGGTCAATTCGCTAAAGCAGGCAGTTGGTTATCTATAGTAAACGATAGTTTATTTATAGAGAAATCCAGTGGTAAGTTAGTGGTCTATTTTACTTCATTCAAGTATCCAGCTAGGACAACATTAAAAGACTTGCCAGATAAAGTCGGAATAAATGAGTTTGATATCAATGAATATCTCAACAAGCTAGTAAATGCTAAAAATGAAATTGAAGAATATATACTATAAGGAGTTAAAATGAGTTTCTTCACAGCAAGCATAGATAAAAAAGCTATTGCAGAAAACGGAAAAGAGTTTATCACTAAGAGTGGTATTTATGACGTAGTTATTAAGTTCGTCAGTGTTAAAGTCAATGATCATGGTGCTAGAAGCCTAAACTTCAATGTACTATATCAAGGTAGTGAAACTACATTGTACGGACTTAAACTAGATAACAATGATGGAAGTGAAAACTTTCAGAGAAATATCTTCAATAAACTATGTGTTATTGCAGGTATTCAAAATGTTAATGACCCTGTAAAAGAGGTACATAAAGTAGGACGTGATCAGAAAGAAGAGTCATTCGATGTTCTAGATCAGTTCAATGACCTACCTGTTAAAGTCAATATTAGATTTAGATATTCTAAATACAATGGTGAGATCAGAGAACAGCGTGAGATTATGGGCTTTTATAGAGAAGATGGTGCTACAGCTAGTGAGATCGTATCTGGTACAGCAGTAGGTGTACAACTTGAAAAAGATAAAAAGTATGCTGAGAACAATCGCTATGATGATGGTCTTACAATCGCTGATGTTGAAGCTTGGAAAGCTAGTAAATCTACAGCTAATGCAGCACAAGCTTCTAAAGATATAAAAGTTCAGACAGCTGACAATCCTTTCAGATCGTAATGTACGCAGCGATAGATACTGGATCTAACGGTGCTTTAGTTATAGAAACTTCTCCCCTTACATTTATAGACTTTAAATCCCAAAACTTACAAGGCTATATCCATGCCTTGAAATCTAATAAAGTAGATCTATGTATTGTGGAGAAAGTTCATTCTATGCCTAAGCAAGGTGTTAGTTCTACTTTTAGTTTCGGACAGAGATTAGGAGAGATAGAAGGAATACTTCAAGCACTTGAAATCCCTTACATTATGGTCTCTCCGCAAGTTTGGCAGAAAGCTATAGGTATCCCAGCTAAAGCTGATAAGAAAACTATAGCTAATACCTTAATCAAGCTTTACCCTAATGCTCCTATCTATGGAGCTAAGGGAGGCTTACTAGATGGCAGAAGTGATGCCCTAGGTTTACTTCATTATGCTCATACTAAATACAAGGAGGAATAAATGCTATATAAGGATTTTATCGACGAAGTAGCCTCTAGGTCAGGTATGTCTAAGAAGGGTACGAGAATTACTCTATCTAAGACATTCGAGTTAGCTAGAGAGATCTTACAGAAAGAAGGAAAGCTTAATTTCCCCACCATAGGTCACTTCAAGTTACTAAAAGTACCTATCACTAATCTTAGTGGTAAGAAACAGATAATCAGTAAAGTGACTTATACAAGTTCTTATACTTTAAAAAAACTATTGAAAGGTAAGAAATGATCGAGGAAGTTCTAAACGAGAGACAGGATACTCATGGTGACTATAAATTAGTCAGTAAGATTTCTCAGATACTCAAGGATGTCTGTGAAGCTCACTTACAATCAGACTTAACTCCAGCTAAGGCAGAAGCCTTAGATATGATCTTACATAAAATTGCAAGAATAGTCTGTGGTAATGGTAACTTTAAAGACCACTGGGTAGATATAGCTGGCTATGCAACTCTTGCTGCTAAAGATGAAGAACAAGACAGAGATCTTTTATTGTTTAAAGAACTCTGCGAGATCGTAGTCTATAAAACAGAAGACGAAGAAGCTAGAAAACAAGCTATCAGAGATTTCTTTAAAACAATAAGAGGGGAGTAATCCCCTTCTTAAGTAAGGATACTTATATGACTAAAGGCGAAGCATTAGTTAGGCAACAAGAAAGTCAGCGAATGGTTAATGGTGTCTGGGTATTCGATGAACTTGAGCCTTACGAACCTTTTGCGACTAAAGCTGAAGCTTTCGAATACTATGGAAGAAAGCTAGATGAATATTGGCTTAGTAAGATAGAACTACATAAGAAGTCTAAATTTACTAAGCAAGATATTCTAAAAATATTAAAAGGTAAATACCTAAATGGAGAACAATAATGAACAACTTACAAGAAAAGATTAAGATACTTCAAGCCATGGAGAAAGGTCTAACTATTCAGTATTCTGAAACTGATGGCGAAGAAGATGATTGGGAAGACCTAAAGACTACTGAACTAGACTTTGAGCTATATACCTATAGAGTTAAACCTAATAGTAAGCCTAAGAGTAATCCAGATGCTAGGTTCAAGATAGGAGATAAGTTAGTTCGTATAGCAGACGAAGGTATACTTAATCCACCTATAGTTACAGTAAGAGGCTTTAGTACTACAGGAGAGTATCAGTGGGAAGAAGTGCATAACCGAACTCCTATAGAAGCCATAGATGCTAACTATCTAGACATTAATGATGTCTATTGGTGGCACGTTATTCACTATAAGAAGGAAGATCGCTATACCTTAGCTCCAACTATGATGAAGCTAGGAGAGGTTAAAGGTTGGGCTAATGAGACATATAGCCCTATGTTTGAAATGGGATTTAGAATACCTAGAGGAGAATAAGATGAAACTAGAAGAAAAGATTGAGTTACTTACTGCTTTTGAGCAAGGTAAGACAGTAGAGATATACCATCAACCTGATGGTAAATGGTACAAGATAAATCACGATATGTGGGATTTTCAAGACGGTACTTATAGGATTAAGTATGATATAGGTGCTAAGTTTAATATAGGAGATACTCTTGTATTTAAAGACTCTGAAGAAGGATTATGTCCAATGACATACACAATTATAGACATTGACGAAACCCATTATAAGTTTGAATATACAAGCCCTACTGCTATCGAAGAGGTAGATAAAGATTTCATCAACGAAAGAGATGTTTTATGGTACTTCGAGATATACGACTATATCTCTAAAGAGTACTCAATGTA